CTAAGGTTTTCCCTTTCTCCAGCCATCTTTATAAAGAATCCTAGCTAAAGTAGACGAAAACTTTCTGACTTCTGTCTCGGTTTTGTCGAACCAAAAGGCGTGGACAATTTCTTCGATAGTAACAGAGAGCTTTCTTCTCGGAGAAAGATTGGGTCTAATCATGATTTTAGGATTCCTCTCCTCAGGACTCCAGCATAAGCCATCTGCGTCATCATAAGGGGGATTTTTCCATAAAAGGGTATATTCTTTATTAGAAGCTGTTTTAAATTTTATCTTCTCCGACATATCTATATTATATTACACGAGATTGCTTTTTTCTTAGCATTTATTGTCCTTCGGTGTATATAATCTAGAATATGAAGACTTATTGTCAGTCGTGTGGGACTTTAGTCGCTTATAAAGCGGGTAATAAACCTTCATTTTGTTCTTCTTGTGGATGTAGCCTAGACTCAAAAAGCAAAGCGTTGAAATCATCCCAAAAGAAAAACAGGCAAGAAGATAGACTAGAAGCAGAGTACGACGAAGATGAATCCGACGACCACTTATATGTCCCAGATAACATATTCAAACTAGACGTTGATATACAGGGAGACTGGAAACAAAGAGGGGAGACCTTAGGAAGTATTCTGCCAAAGACACCTAAGGATGAATAAAAAAGATAGAAAATTTTTTGAAGACAGTATCCCTGAAATAGATGAAGAAATAAAAAAAAGAAAATCCAAATGGAAGTTAACTTCTATTTCTTGGATGGACTTCGATGATATTTCTCAAATTTTAAGACTTCATATATACAAAAAATGGGATATGTATGATCCTGCCAAGCCTCTTGCTCCTTGGCTTAATAGAATTATTACGAATCAAATAAAAAATCTCGTAAGGAATAACTATGGCAATTACGCGAAACCTTGTCTTAAGTGCGCTGCGGCCGAAGGAGATGATTTATGCGTTATATACGACAAACAAGGGTCAGAGTGTCCTCTATATTCGAATTGGGAAAAAAATAAAAAATCAGCCCACGACATAAAAATACCACTACCTTTGGATGATCACGAACATCTATTTAGCGGAAGCGAGCAAGACCACTTTAGCTTTGAAAGCTCAATAAAGAGACTTAATAAGATATTGCCACAGTTTCTAAAACCAATAGAGTGGAAAGTATACAAGTATCTTTTCATAGAAAATCTATCCGAAGAAAAGGTAGCTAAATTAATGGGCTACAAAACCTCTGAAAAAAACAGAAGCCCCGGATACAAACAAATTAAAAATATCAAAAAGTCTATAATCCTAAAGGTTAAAAAGATTATATCTGAAGATAAGGCGGATATTTTATGATGGAAGAGCTTAAACTTACGAAAGAGCAGCAGACAGCTATTCTGGATATGTGGAATAACTGTTCTGAAGATAATGCCCCTTCCCTTCTCGAGCTTATACAGCAAGCAGCTGGCTTCGAAGACAAGGACGGAAGAAGTAAAGAAGGGAGGGCTGTTAAAAAGTTTCTCGCTTCCAGAAAGATAAAAGCAAGAGCTGCTCACGAGTATCAAACCAAAGAAGATATAATTTGGACAGATGAAGAAAAAGAGTTCATGCTGAATAATATCCAGACCATGAAACCCATGGAAATGGCTAGATACCTTCGGAAAGACGAAACGATAACAGTGCTCAGTAAGGAGACAAGGGCCGTTAGAGATTTTTTAGCTTCAGAAGGAGTAAGCGGACTCGGTAGCGAAACACCCATTAACCATGAGGAGGAAGCTGGGGATACATACAAACCTCCTAAATCCCAAGATAGAGCGATAACGAGAATAAATAAATACGTAAACGACACAATAGATAAAGATAAATTAAACTCTACAATAAAAAAGAATATAGAAACCTTAATCAACTACCTCTCTACTTATAGATTTTGTCATCAAATTAATACTTACAGAGGCGCGACAGACAGAGAGCTTTTTGAGAGTAGCTTCATTAGATATACGTGGGATAAATCAGACCTAACCCAAGAAGAAGTTGACCAATATATAGTCTTATCTACAGAAGTGGTTATATCTGCTAATATTCAAAGACGAGTAGAAAGGCTTTCTCAACTACTAGACGACGCCTCTGATGACAACGAGGGCAGAAGAATCTCTATGTCTCTCGTAGAAGCTATAAACACAGCGCAGACCGAATATAATCAATGCGTTTCTCGTCAACAAAAGTTGCTAGAAAGCTTAAAAGAAAAAAGAAGCTACAGGCTCAGTAAACAGATCAAAGAAAACGCCAGCATACTCAACTTAGTGCAGATGTGGAAACAAGAAGAAAGCAGGAACAAGCTTATCAAGCTCGCAGAACTAAGAAAAAAAGCCGCAGAAGAAGAGGTCGCTAATTTGTCTAGCATAGACGAAATCAAGGCTAGGATAATGGGCTTAACGAAGGAAGAGGCTATAAATGGTTGAATGTAAGGAGTGCGGTAAGGAGTTCGATAGTGAGCGTCAGCTTCACGGACATTTAAAGGCTCATGGCTTGAGGATGGCTAGTTACTATCAGAAATATTTTCCTCGTAAAGATAGAAACAACGGAGAGATGATAAAATTCAGAACGAAAGAACAATACTTCGAGGCAGACTTTAACTCTAGAGGAAGCATGCAAAAATGGTTAAGAAGGACTCCCATACCCGAAGCTCAAGAATACTGCTTGGAGATCTTAAAAAAGAGGATAGAAAAAAAGAAATTAAAATATGCCCCCACCCAAGTAGAACTTAAGAGCATTATGAGTCCACCGTTACAATATTATCAAGTTGTTTTGGGAGACTATTATAAAGAATGCAAAAAAATGGGACTAAAAAATAAGTACCATAGCGTAGCCAACGACACCTGCTTCAAGCCTCAAATAAATGAAACCAAAATATCCGTAGACAGTAGAGAACAGCAACCCTTGGTTCTCAAGCATCCGATAAAGATTAAAGGCTTGGAGTTCGGAGACTACACACTCGAAGATCCGGAATTGTGCTGCAAGTGCTACATAGAAAGAAAGTCTATAAGAGATTTTGTCGGCACCCTAAGCGGCGGGTTTGACAGATTTAAAAATGAAATAAGTAAAGCTCATAAAGCTGGAGCTTATTTAGTTGTCTTGGTAGAAAGAAAGCTAAACGAATGCATGGTCTTCAACAAGCTGCCTTATGTTTCTAGAAAAGTAAAAGTTACTCCGGAGTACATCTTTAGAAACGTAAGAGATTTGCTGCAAGAATTTTCTGATTTGCAATTTTTATTCGTGAACGGACGAGAAGAGGCTTCTAGAGTTTGTAAGAAAATCCTTTTCGACGCTAATTGTGCATCAAGAGATTTTGATCTTCAGTTAGCTTATGATTTGAAAGTTTTATGAAAGGATATATTTGCTTAACTTACGACGAAGCAGCAGTCATAGTGCTCATCACATTATTGATAGCGTATTTAGATTAGTATGTGGTATTCACCTCCTAAATATGAAGACCCCAACCCCGTCAACTTACTAGAAGAACTAAAAGGGTTAAAAGGAGAGCTTGAAGACAAGGAAGCCAAAATATCTTTAGCCAAGTTCCTTAGAAACAACTTGGGGCTTACTGTAGAACTAATAGCCGGGGTGAAGCTTGCTCCCTATCAAGAAATAACACTGAGGGGAATGTTCAACAGAAATTTTTCCATGTGCGTTTGGGGACGTGGTTGCGGAAAGACATTTATTGCAGCGGTTTATTGTTTCCTGCAGTGTGTTTTCGAACCAGAAACTAAGATACTAATAGCTGGCCCTACTTTTCGTACAGCAAGGTTCATTTTTACTAATATAGAAAAATTTGTAGACAGTCAAGGCGCTGAATTATTAGCTCAAGCTTTTGGACATAAAGCCAAAAGGAACGACGCTTACGAGTGGCAAATTAATGGAGGAAGCATAACCGCAATTCCCCTTAGCGGAGAAAAGATTCGTGGATTTCGCGCTAACGTTCTAGTCCTTGATGAATATCTTTTGCTACCAGAAGAAACAATTAAAACTGTGTTGATGCCCTTTCTTGTAGCCCCTCAAAACATGAAGGAAAGGCTAGAGATAAGACAACAAGAAGACGAATTGATAAAAAAAGGATTGATGAAGGAAGAAGAGAGGTTAGAGTTCGAAAACAAAACAAGAATGATAGCCTTATCTTCAGCTTCTTATACTTTCGAAAACTTATTCAGAACATACAAAGACTGGACAGAGAAAATACAGTCAGAAGAAAAAGTAGACAATGCGACATACTTTATTTCCCAAATGGGGTACGAAGCATTACCAGAAGAAATGATAGACCGCACTATCATAGAGGAAGCTAAGTCTGGAGGGGAATCTCATTCATCTTTTCAAAGAGAATATTGCGCTCAATTCACAGACGGAAGCGACAGCTATTTTAGCGCTAAAAAAATGCATGAGTGTACTGTTCCAGACGGCCTAAATCCAACGATAAAAATTAAAGGGAAATCCAACACTAAATATGTTTTAGGGATTGACCCTAGTTTCAGTAATAGCCCTTCTTCTGATTACTTTGCGATGTCTTTGCTTGAAGTAGACGAAGAGACAGATCAAGGAACTCTTGTGCATAGCTACGCAGTAGCAGGAGGAGACTTAAAAGACCATATAAAATACTTATATTATTTGTATACAAATTTTAACATTGTTATGATTGTTATTGATAATGCTGGATATCAGTTTATCGATAGCTGTAATGAGTCAGAGCTATTCGAAAAAGAGAAGAATATTGGGTTTATTGATTTCGACTCGGATAAAGAAGGCATGGATTATGATTCAGAAGTAAGGCAAGCCAGAAGAAGATACAACCTGCAAGATGGCAAAATATGCTTTAAGCAGAATTTCTCAACGAGCTTTATAAGAAAAGCGAACGAGCAGCTACAGGCAGACATAGACCATAAAAGAATTTGGTTCGCCTCAAGAGCCACAGCAAATGGTTCAGTATTTGACAGTATGGTAAACGAAAAGGTTCCCTTAAAAATGACGGGGCACGAAACCATATTAGATTTGATTGAATTCCAAGACAGCTGGAACTACGAAACAAAAAAACAATGCGCTTTAGTAGAGGTTAAATCAACGGCAAAAGGAACACAGTCTTTTGACCTTCCCCAACACCTCAAAAGAAGCACCTCCGTTAATAGGGCGAGAAAAGATAACTACACCACTTTAATGTTGTCAAACTGGGGAGTAAAGTGCTATCATGATATAATGAAACAAGAAGACGAAGGGGCTACTTTTACTCCGATGTTTGTATAA